CTGTTATATGATATTTGTCAACACATCGTTAGATACTGCACAGGAACGTAATGCAGAAAGAAAGCGTACACTGCCTGAAAAGGAAGTAGAAAAGATGTGGAAAGAAGTTCAAACTAATATTGGTAAGTTCCAAAGGTTGTTTGGTAATAAGTCCTTTGTCATTGTGGATAATAATGATGCTGGTGAAGATGTATTTGCTAAGGTATGGAAACGTGTCATGGTATTAATACGCAATAAGGTATCAAATCATATCGCAAAACGATGGATTTCACAAGAATTGGCGAAAAAAGCACGAAAATAGGCCTATTTTACAGTAAATTAGAGAAAACCCACTTTTTAGTGGGTTTTTTTTGGCGAATTGCCTTGACTTTTGTTATTAAAACAGGTATAATAGGTATATAAGATTGAGAAAGAGAGAGAATATTATGTATTACACACACACGGTTAACCCCATTGGTTGCTTCACTGAGAAAGAACATGGACAGTACTTTGAGTACAGCGATATGACATGGGAGAATATTGGAGCCCAATCAAACTTGGGTGGGCCTCTTTATGAAGAGTCTTTTGATAACCCTTGGAACTGGCCGCATATGGTGTGGGTAGGAGATACCGCTGGTGGTGGACAAGGATGGCGACATGCAAAGGTATTGAAGACTAGGGCATATGTAGTGACTGATGAAGATGAATATGGTATGCCTATAGTAGAGAAGTGGAAACTTAAAAAAAATAATGTATATATCGCCAATTAGGCCTTGACATTTGTTGTGAAAACAGGTATAATATAGGTATGATAATGAGAAAGGAAATGAATAAAAATATGACAATATATTTAGATATGGATGGTGTGATTGCTAACTTCTTTGGTGGCATAGAAAAGTACTTCAATGTACCACATTGGAAACAAATACCAAAGACTGAGGAGTCGATACTGAGTCTAAAAGGCACTGATTTCTTCAACACACTAGATGTTTACGATACATCTGATGAATTGGTAGAGTTTGTAAAAACACTGACTGATGATTGGGGTATTTGTTCTTCACCATTGCGTGGTGATAGGGACAACTCTGCATACTGGAAACGTGTATGGTTATCAACACAGGGGTATTTGCCTGAGTTGGATAAACTTATCTTTACTGGACAGAAAGAACGATATGCTGTAAGTAAGATAGATGGTTCACCAAACATTCTGGTTGATGATAAACCAGACAACATTGCAAGGTGGGAAGCAAAGGGTGGTATTGGGATACGATACCAAGCAAATCAAGACAGTCTTGAAGAGTTGCAAGGAAAACTAACTAGTGCATATGAAGGTGTTAATCACTTTTATGCACTCAACTAAGGAGAAATATGTTTAAAACACTAGTATGGTTCGGAATATTCGTATGGGTAATGATTTTTGCACTTGCCAAGTTTTCTGGCTTATAATGCCAATTAAGCCTTGACATTTGTTCTTAAAACATGTATACTATAGGTATAGTCAATAAAGAGAGAGAAAAATATGTTTAGAATTCCTAGTTTTTACCAAGACGCACCAACTTTTGCTGATGCATTTAACACTATGGCCTGTTTTGGTGGTGGTGATGCATTAACAGGTATGGAGGCAATGAATACTGCATGGACAGAGCATTGTGCCCAACTAAGTGATGAGGATGATGATTTCTTTGACAACTATGGGTATGAGTGTAATGCATACAATGTAGTATTTGAAGGTATGGGACAATTATTCGGGAAGGCAGCGTAATGATTATTAATCACATGGTTAAGTCAATAACAATGGCAGAATTGACACAGTTACAAAAAGACTACATGTCTGCTGTAGAAAAGAAACAAGAGTGGATTATTCAGGCGATGGATATCGTCTTTGAGAAAATCGACTTGGGTAAGATATTAATTGACACGAGGGTAAAATAATGAGAGAATTAATTGGTGGAATGTTAATTATATTTGGTATCATAATGATGGCAGGTTCTGCTGGGGATTGTGATGGTAAGTGTATGGAATATGCAAACTCAATCGGTACTATGCTGATGGTTGCATTTGGTGGATTGATTAGTGCTGGAGTTGGTGGACTAATTATTATTTCTGGAAAAAACTCTTGACATATGTTGCAATTTAGCATATAATAGATACTATATTATGGAGAAATTATGAAAATACTTGAATTTGAAGCATCAGATGGTGTGAATACAAACGGCATGTCCTTACAGGGACACATCACTACAACCTTTGATAAGTTGTGTGAGCTATTCGGAGACCCTACGTTCACAGAGGCAGACCCTAGAGAAAAGGTTAACTGTGAGTGGAATGTAGAGGCGAAGTGCCAAGACATCTATTTAAAGACATCTGATGAATATGATTACGAAACTAAGGCATTCACTGTGTATTGCTGGAAATACGGACGAATTCCTACTGAAGAGTGTGAGTGGAATATCGGAGGAAAAGATTTTGAATCGTGGAGTGTTGCACATGACATCATATCAGCATGAACTAATGGATAAACGATGTAATGCGGTAGCAGGACTTATAATGCGAGGTAATCTATCTCCGTGGGCGAAGAAGTATTGGAAAACAGTTTTTAAGATACTACATCGTAGGCGCCAACAGGCAATGGCATCGTGTACTCAACAGACCACGATATATGCTCATACGCCACCATTTGATACGGTGAAGTGATATGAGTGGTATGCATCTGATGCCTGTATATTACAACAGTAATAGTTCTCGCAAAAAGAAGAAAAAGAATATCAATCCACAACGGTACGAACTCCAGTGGAGACAACATAATAAGTTTTTGAAGTCGATACGTTGCTCAGTCGTAACTCTTGAAGAGTACATCGACTATGTGCAAGGTAGAGCGCCAAAACCTAAAGGGGCAAAGTGTTACGGTAGCACGAGTGATTCCAAACCACTAGGACGAGGTTCAATTCCTTGTGTCCCTGCCAATAATATCCCATCCAAAGGTTCTGGTGTGGGAAATGCATATAAAAAAGAAATACCAGTGTATACTGGCAATGCTGTCATAGGACAAGCATATAATAAGGGGGGACTACAAGTTCTCTCATCACAAGAAGCCAATGACCCTATGACGGGCAAGAGGAGATAACTTATGGCGTTTGAAGTATATAAACAAGGTAAATTGTGTGACCAGTTAGAAGCACAAGCATATGATTGGGTGATGCATGATATTGAAGAAAAATATGGTGTTGAAAGTTTTGATGATTTGGGTGTAGAACAAGTCAACGAGATTGAAGATTATCTTGAAGATGAAGAACAGTGGAAAGAAGGTTATGTTAGTATGACACTACGAAGTCTTATTGACATGCATGAATCACGAGAGGAGATTGAATAATGGCTAATCATGTACATTTTGCAGTTGCATTTCATCAGATTAACGATGAGGCACGAATTAAATTAAAATCAATGTTTGAGCGTGTTCGTAAGGATTCTCCACACGATTGGTTCTCTGATATCTTTGTTGAGGGCGACTTAACATATGAAGAGACAGAGAAGTATGAGTGGACTACTGCAAACATCGGCCCAAAGTGGTGTTATTTTGAAGACCGTGTTACTGATGAAAATGACGTATATTTCACTGGTGAATCTGCATGGAGTGCTCCAACAGAAGGGTTGCAGAAACTATTAGGTATTCTTGTTGAATATGACCCTAAAATCATTACATCTATCTGTTATGAGGATGAAGGCCCAAACTTCTTTGGTGTGGAAATCTATGATGGTGAAGAGATGTATGATGGTTCTGAGTACAGTTATGAAGAAACCATTGACCTTGTTATCAAAGATTCAGAACGATTGACTGAGGACTCATATAACACAGAAACAGAAGAGTGGATTGATGAGGAAGCAGAAGATGCTTTCAATGAAGAAATGTGGGAAACAATCAGCAATGTCCAATACAGTCTTATTGGTGAATGTGAAGAGTTAATTAAGGGTAATCAAGAAGAGGAAATACTGCAAGATGAGTAAAGTAGAAACAGTTTTAAAACGAGTTGCAACAACTTATATTGAGGAAGTTGACTCAGATGGAGTTAGGCGTATTCGGGTTCATACCGAAACGACTAAATGGTTCAACGACAGTGTTGATGCTATCCACAATCCTACTAAATCGACCAGTACTGAATACCTCTAAATAGTCATATAAATTAGGGTTTGTAATGATAATTAAGAAAATCGATTACAGGGTTGCGACACTATTCGTACAGGAGCGACATTACAGTCCAGTAATGCCCAAACTGACTAAACACCATCTTGGTGCTTATGTAGACGATGAACTAGTCGGAGTTCTGACACTAGGTTGGGGAACTAACCCAATGGGAACGATTAAGAAGATGTTCCCAGAACTTTCGACATGTGACTACTTTGAGATAGGTAAGATGTGCATGGATGAGTCTATGCCAAGAAACAGTGAGTCTCAGATGCAAAGTCTGACGATTCAGTGGATGAAGAAACATACTCCAACAGTTAAATTCCTTTACACATGGGCAGACGGTATAGTCGGTAAGCCTGGATATGTGTATCAGTCTGCAAACTTCCTTTATGGTGGTTTCATATGGAGTGATGTCTATGTCACTGAAGAGGGCGAGAAGGTACACTTTCGAACTATCCAACGTAAGATGAAGAAAGAGATGAACCGATACGACACCAAGTACGGCCCAAGACCTTCTGATGAGAAGATGGGCGAACTTGGTTTTAGTCGTGTATGGGGTAAACAGTTTCGGTACATCTATCCACTCAGTAAGAAGTCTAGGAAGTTATTAAAACAATCTGCAATGGATTGGAACATTGACTATCCAAAGGGTAAAGACTTGCAGTGGAAGATTAAACGCCCAGGCGAGATTTCGTACACACTTAGTGATGACATGCCCTATGAACATAGGGGTGCAAGTGTAGACCATAACAAAAGTAACGTGAATCGTATTGCTGATAAACACGGTACTGCAACTTTAGAAGGATTCTTTTAATGAATGTACTAAACAGAATAAATTTCCTCAAAAAGAAACATAAGGACTTACATGCAAGAGTCGAGGCAGCAGAAGCAGAGAATGCGCCAGACCAGTTCCTTGTGACGATGAAGAAAGAGAAACTAAGATTGAAGGATGAGATTGAACATCTAGAATCTGGATGGGCAGGTGTAGACAGTGGATTGGAGAATTTTG